TCTGGAGGTTCAGTATATGGTTAAATTTAGCCACAGTAACTCAGGGGTAGAGTAGCGCATTTGTAATGCGCCTGTCGTCAGTTCAAATCTGACCTGTGGCTCCATTTTATTAAGCACCTAGCTTCTTGCAAATAAAGCGTAATATTTTACTACGAACAATTTCTGCAAAACCAAATTTTGTAGTGTGTATACCTTGTTGATCGCAATCATCATCATTAAGCTTATCAAAGACATCTTTATAACCAGATTGTCTAATATCAGATTGCATGCAATCACCGCATACAATATATTTACTATTACGACCAAATCTAGTCATGATAGTTATTAGCTCTCCTTTAGTAAGGTTTTGAGCCTCATCAACAATAACACATGTTTTGTTGAAAGTTAAACCTCTTACGAAGTTTACAGGTATAGCATCTATTAAGCCTTTTGACCTAAGCATACTACATGTACCAGGCCCGCAAATTTCTGTTACCTTTTCAATAAGAGGCATCATGTAGGGTGAAAATTTATCATCAATCTCACCTGGTAGAGAGCCTAAACTTTTATCAGCTGATTCTACGATAGATCTAATATATATAATTTTCTCTACTTCTTGCTCACGAAGCATTTCGAGGGCTGCATATACTGCTATATATGTTTTCGCGGTTCCTGCCGGACCATCAACCAATGTCATATTTGTATTTTTATCACAAATATTGTAATAAAAATCTTGATGTTTTGGTTTGAAGTAGAATGGTTTCCGAATAGTAAAATCCAATAACCAATCTCCATTAAAGATGTCGTCTCCAATATTATTGTCCTCAACATCCACAGCTTGTTTCTTAGAACGTCTGCTCATCTATTAGTATTTAGGTGTATAACCATTAAAACCTAGTGTTTATAAGTTACTATAGTTTGCGTAAACCAGTTGAACTACGTGGATATTAGGTTATACTAGTAAGTGAATATGGACATAACTATGGATTTAGATAAAGAAACTCTTATACTTTCTGACGATAAGATCTTTTATACCATTGAAGGTGAGGGTGAATATGTAGGTCAACGCTCTCTATTTATGAGGATGGCCATGTGTAATTTAACCTGTATAGGATTTGCGAGTGAAGCTTCTCCTCATGGATGTGACTCTTTTATATCTTGGTCCGTTAAGAATAAGATGACTTTTAATGAGATCTTTCAGATGATGGAGGATAATAACTGGATTGATAAACTAATGAGAGGTACTATCTGGAAACTTACTGGTGGTGAGCCTCTTATTCAGCAGAAGCAATTGCTCAAGCTTGTACAGGCTTTTTGTCTTAAATATAATTTTACTCCTAAGATTGATTTCGAAACTAATGCTACATTAATGCCAGATGAGAGGTGGGTGAAGCTTTATAATGCTACATTTACGACTTCACCGAAGCTAACTACGAATGGTGATCCAGAAAAGAAAACCTATAAGCCTGAGGTACTTAAGTATCATAAAGATATTGGATCAGGATTTAAATTTGTTATTAATGACCCTGCTGCAGATATTGCAGAGATCTGGGATAAGTATGTTGAGGATGATAAAGGTATTAATTTAGATCGCGATCGTATTTGGTTTATGCCAGTAGCAGGTTCACGTGAAGAGCATATTGAAAATGCAGAAGCCGTTGTTGAGTATGCTAAGTCAATGCATGTTAACTTCTCACCAAGACTTCATCTACTAGTTTGGAATATGGCTTTAAAAGTATAGTGGATTAATTACAATAACAAATTAAATAAGGGTATGCGATTGGCAATTTCAGGAACTGCACATAGTGGTAAAACAACTTTACTTAAAAGCTTCTTACATACTTGGAGAAATTATGAATCACCTTCTACTTCTTACAGAGATATTCTAAAAGAAAAGGAACTTGATCACTCTAAAGGAACAACACCAGAAACTCAAACAGTTATTCTGGATCACCTAGTTGATACAGTACAGGGATACAAAATAGATGATAATGTAATTTATGATCGTTGTCCTATTGACGCTTTAGTGTATACATTATGGGCTCATGAAAAGGAGCTTGACGGATTCGATAAGGAATTTGTTACAAATCAAATTGCTATGTGTAAAGAGTCAATGCGCTCTATAGATATTATATTTTTATCACGATTTGATAATTCTCAAAAGGTAGAAGCTAAAAAAGATGGTACTCGTGAGACTGATATAGAGTTTATTAAAGAGGTTGATAATATTTTCTATACTATTTATATGCAGTATATGGCCAATCCAACATCTGATGTTTTCTTCCCTGCAGGAGATTCACCTACAGTTATTCTATTACCTAATCACGGTCAAGCTCGGGTTGATCTTATTGCAGAATATGTAACACCAGAAGGTACAATGTATGGTGAAGAAGAGTCTATTCTCAACCCAGATAATTTATCCGATTTAGAGAATCTTGTTCAACTTCAAAAAGAGCAGCTAGATAAAGAGGAAAAAGATAAAGAACTTTTTGAGAAGTTTGGTATTGATCAAAATCAATTTAAGTTTTAGAAGGTCTGAATTTGAAATCCGATAGGTTCACCAGAGGCTGGTGCAAATGCTGCAAGAGTAGCGCGTGAGTCTACAGCAGATAGATCAACATAATTGGATGATTTTTCTGATACTATAAATTGAGTTAACGCACCTCCAAATAGAATAGAAGCAGAAGGTATAACTATATAGTTTGTATCGTTAAAATTTGTTGTAAAGTTAAACCTAACAACAGTACTTTGCCATTCGATAGATGCAATATTATTACCTGCAATTAATGATGGTCCAAATTCCCCACCACTTAATAACGAAATCATAGCTTTGGTGGTATTACCAACAACCTGTGCACTAAGCGCAGCGTTAGACTCAACAACAGCAGCACTAAGAGAACTTAAGGTAGTAACTTTAGAACTAAGACTATTAATGTCAGTTGAATGTTGAATAAAAGTCGTACCGAAAGTAGTATTGTCTAAACCTATAACTAGATTATCATAATCCATTATGTTTGTACCTTCATCTGTCTCTACTAAAAGTAAATCACCTGAAGCAATAGAGAACGTTTCAGGTAGTTCTTTTACATTATAGATGAGATCTTTATTATCAACGCAAGGCATGCTAATATTTATGGGGATAACAGTTGATTCTAACATACTTTAGATTAAAATATTAAGTATGGATAAAGTAGGAGTGGGTATTATTACATGTGATCGAGTAGATATGTTTAATGTTTGCTTTAAATCTCTTAGTGATGAGTGGTATGATGAGTTAGTAGTGGTAGATGACGGTAAAGAGGACTCTTCTTTTAGTCATAAAGGTGCTGAATTAATTCGAACCGCTGGTGGTGTAGGTGTTGGTAAAGCTAAAAATGCAGCTATTCAGAACCTTTTAGATAAAGAGTGTGATTATATTATTCTTGTTGAAGATGATATGAAATTTAAAGGTAATATATTTAAAGAATATATAAATGCTTATAAAGAAACTGGTATTCATCACTTTATGTTTGCTTACCACGGACCAGCAAACAAGGCTGGTATAAGCTATGGTAAGCCAGTGCCACGTAAAGTTATTGATTATGGTGATCATAAAATAGCTCTTAATCAACATTGTGTCGGTGCTGTTACTTTTTATACGAAAGAGTCTTTAGAGAAGATAGGTCTATACGACGAAGGTTATACTAATGCGTTTGAGCATGTTGATCATTCATATATGCTAGCAAAGAGTAACTATAGTACCCCTTATTGGTGGTGGGCTGATATTTCTAACAGTTTAGACTTCGTAGTTGAGCAAAAATGTTCGGAAGATTCATCTGCTATTAGACCTAGATCAGATTGGCAATCTAATATTAAAGACGCATTCGGGTTTTTTATTAAAAAGCATGGGGTAAGTCCAGTTCAAGTACCAGATACACCGGTAGAGGAAGTAGTTAAAACTCTTAAAACAATTTATAATGTACGATCTTAAAGACAAACTAACATTTCTTATTGCTGCAAAAGTAGATCATGATGATAGACTTCGTAATATTCGCTCTACTCTCAGTTACCTCAGGCATCACTTTGATGCAGATATTATTATCAGTGAGCAAGATACTTCAAGTAAATTACATGATATGTGTAAGTCATTTAAATGCAGACATATCTATATTGAAACTGATGAGTTTTTTAATAGGCAGCGAGGAGTTAACCTTGCGGCAAAAGAAGCAACTACTCCTGTTATTGCTCACTATGATGCCGATATTTTATTGAGACCTCAGCAAATAGCTGGTGCGACAGAAGCTATTGTAAGCGGAAGAGCTCAATTAGTATATCCATATGATGGTAAATTTTATGATGTTCCGGAGAAATATTTCGATATTATAAATGATACTAAAGATCTCACTAATGTTAATTTAGAAGAGTGTATTCTTTTTAATCCTCACTCTGTGGGAGGGGTAGTTATGTTTGATAGGGAACATTATTGGAAGTGTGGAGGAGCTAATGAACATTTTAAGAGTGTTGGTTACGAAGATAATGAAATTAATGCTCGATTTAAGACATTAGGTACAAAAATTATGCGTACTCAATGGCCCTTATGGCACCTTACACATGCAAGAGGTGATACTTCTTTTAATCATAACCCACATATTAATTTTAATAGAGATTATTGCTTAAAGATTCAGAGTATGAATAGAGAGCAGCTACAAGAGCATATTAACATGTGGGATTGGCATAAAAATATTATAGTAGGATGATAACTTCAACGAGAATAGGAAGGTATGGTAATACCGGTAATAGTATGTTTCAGTTTGCTGCATTAATAGGTATTGCAAAAAAATATAATTTAAAATATGCTGTACCTTATAATGAAACTTACTATGATGTAAATTATGAATGCAATAATACATCTATATTTGATGGATTTAATTTAGATGTGCCTATTCTAAATCCAAACGAACTATCATTTAGTGAATCTTATTACCCATGGGAATATATTGAAAAAGATATTATAGACTTTACAGATATTTGTGGTTACTTTCAATCAGAGAAATATTTTGATAATGCTAAACTAGAAGTAGCTAATCAATTTAAATTTAAAGATACTGTAAAAGAGGTAGTTGATAATAAGATAGCAAGTGGTTATTACCCTAACCCGGAAAAATGTACTTCTCTACATATACGTAGAGGTGATTATGTACATAAACAAGAATATCACCCATTACAAACCAAACAATATTATGAAACAGCTAGTAAACTGGCTGCAACAGATAATTATATTATATTTTCTGATGATATTAAATGGTGTAAAAGTTCCTTTGGTGTTAGTAATAATATGTTTTATTCAGAAGAAGATGATCCCTTTTCAGCTATGTACCATATGTCTCTTTGCTTAAATAATATTATATGTAATAGTACTTTTGGATGGTGGGCTGCATGGATAGGAGAACAAAATAACCCACTAACACATAAAACAATTATTGCGCCAAAAGAATGGTTTGGTCCAGCTTACGCGCAAATGATTGTAACAGATTTAATACCAGAACGATGGATAACGCTTTAAAAATATATATACAAGATTCAGTATTTGAACATTGCATTTTTTCTAACAATCCAATGCCACCTAAACAATTTACTGATAAGGTGGAGTGGATTCGTAATAATAGCTTTACTAGCGAAGATATAGTTGTATGGACCGATAATGATATACCTAACGCACTATACAGGTCTAGTAAGAATATTGCCTGGTTATTTGAACCCTGGGATCATATTCCACATATATATAATTTTATTATTAAAAATTATAGTAAATTTGAAGCAATATGGACACATGATAGGGTAATACTTGAAAAAGTTCCTAATGCTATTAAGTTACCCCTCGGAGGGTGCTGGATCGACGATTTTGACTGGGATATTCATAATAAAACAAAAAACTTTTCAATTATTGCTTCAGGTAAGCGACAACACCCAGGTCATAAATTACGCCATCAGATTATAGCTGGATCTGGTAATAATATTGACGTATTTGGAGGTGGTTATAATCCTCTTGAAAATAAAATTGCCGGTTTAAGAGATTACCGTTACCATTTTTGTATAGAAAACACTAAACGTGACTACTGGTTTACAGAAAAACTAATTGATTGTTTTGTTACAGGTACTATTCCTATATATTGGGGTTGTCCTAGTATAGGAGAGTTTTTTGATACAGAGGGAATGATTATATTTAATGATATTATGGAACTTCCGGAGTTACTCAAGCAATGTACAGTAGGTTATTACGAATCAAAACACAATATACTTAAATCAAATTTTGAATTAGCAAAAAACTATAGATTAGTTGAGGAATCTATACCAAGCTTACTGCAGTAAGAACTTTGATAGCGGGTAGAACACCTTAAACTAGTTGATTATTCTAAAATATCATCTATAATATATGTAGATGAAAGTTCTTGTTACTGGAGGCCGTGGTATGCTTGGATGTCATATTCAAGATATACTTTGGAACTCATCACATGAGGGTATATTTATTGGTTCGAATGATTATGATCTTACTTCACAATTTCAAGTTCGTAAAATGTTTGAAGAAATAATGCCTGATGCAGTGATTCATGCTGCAGCAAGGGTAGGAGGCATCCAAGAAAATATTGATTATCCGATTGAGTTTCTTGAGCAGAATATCTTCATGAATACAAATGTTATTCATGAAGCTTATAAATATGGAGTAAAAAAGCTTATTGGAGTTTCAAGTACTTGCGTTTATCCTGATGCTTTACCAGAGGATTATTACCCTCTAGAGGAAAATTATCTACATCTCGGGGCTCCCACGCCAACTAACTTCGGTTATGCAATGGCTAAAAGAGTAATGGGTACGCAAATTGAACTGTATAGGGAGAAATATGATATAGATTATTCTACTATATACGCTTGCAATCTTTATAGTCAATATGATAATTTTGATAATGAGAAGAAAGCGCATTTTGTAACTGCATTAATTAAGAAGATTCAAAATTGTGTAGATAATGACGAGGTAGTTCTTAAGTTATTTGGAACAGGTAAACCATTAAGACAATTTATACATGCAAGTGATCTTGCTGATATTATTGTGCAAGGTCTCGATATAATACTTAAGACAGATTTTAATGTTACTGGTGATGAATGCCATTCTATTAGAGAGATGGCAGAAATTGCTCTAAAAGTTTTAGACAAGGATCTAATTCTGAACTTTGATACACTAATGCCTGATGGTCAACTTCGTAAAGATGCAAGTAATAAAAAGATGAGAGAACTATTTCCAGAATTTCAATTTAAATCATTTGCAAATGGTATAGAGTCAGTTTATAATTCAGTAGTAAATGAGTAATACAGTAGAACTTTTAGGATATTACGGTAGTGACGAAGTTATTGCTTGTAGTGCATGGACATCAACTAGTAGAGATTTAAATGAAAAGAAACAAAAGAGAATTCCGAAGCTTATCGACATGCTTTGGAGCAACGGACACGAGACCCCTTTTGAGAAAGGTACAGTCCATTTCCTTATTGATTGTGATATTGCCAGTCATATTCATTTACTTAAGCATAGATTGGCTTCGATCAATGCTGAGTCGGCAAGATACAAAGAACTAAAAGAAGATAAAACTTTTATTCCTGATGATTGGCCTGCTGATTGGAAGGTTCAATTAGAAGTTTATACAGCTGCTGGTAATACCTTATATCATGAAGCTATAAAAGAACTTGAACCTGTTTTAGGACGTAAAAGAGCAAAAGAAAGTGCACGATTTTTTAAGACATATAATTCGAAAATTCAAGCTGATGTAACGTTTAATATGCGTTCTTTTGCTAACTTTCAAAAGTTACGCAATAGTGAACATGCGCAAAAAGAAATTAGAGAGTTAGCAGATAATATGTTAACATTAGTTAAGAATATTAAAGGAAATCCTTTCGAACATACACTTGCAATCTGGGAAAAAACCTTATAATATAAGTATGAAACCCGTTAAGCTTGTATCGGATACAATTGATCGTGAGGATATATGTGGTCTTATTAACTGGCTAAATCAACCAGAAATACCTCAACTTACTAAGGGGCCTATAACTAAAGAGTATGAATCGAAGTTTTCAGATTGGCTTGGTATTAAACATTCTGTTTTTGTTAACTCTGGATCATCTGCTATTCTATTAGGACTTGCAGCTCTTAAATTTGGGGGTAAGCTAAAGAATAATAAGATTGTTGTACCTGACTTAAGTTGGGCTACTGATGTTAGTTCACCTCTAATGTTAGGCCTTGATCCTATTCTTATTGATGCTAATGATCAAGATCTCTCAGTAGATCTCGAGAGACTGGAATGGATTTTTAAACGTCAGAATCCATCAGCATTTATTCTAGTATCTGTTTTAGGTCTAGTACCTGACATGGAAAAGATTGTTGAGCTTTGCGATACTTATGATGTTCTTCTTATTGAGGACGTCTGCGAGAGTATGGGCTCAGAGTATAAAGGTAAAAAACTCGGCACATTTGGGATCATGAGTTTCTACTCTATGTATTACGGTCATCATATTTCTACTATTGAAGGGGGAATGGTTTGCACTAATTACGACGAGATTAATGAGTTACTTCTAATGATTCGTAGTCACGGATGGGATAGGGATCTAGATGATAATAGTAAAGCTGTACTACGAACGAATAATAGAGTAGATGATTTTAGTGCGCAGTTTGCTTTCTATTTACCAGGATTAAATGTACGATCAACAGATTTGCAAGCTGTAATCGGTTTACGTCAAGTAGATAAAATTGATAATTTTTCAGCCATACGTAATAAAAACTTTAAGTTATACCAAGAGCTTTTAGATGTAAAAGATAGTCTTTTGAATATTGTTGATAGGGAGGACTGCTTTATATCAAGCTTTTGCTACCCTATCGTTAGTTATGATAGAGATATAATTGTAAAGCGTCTTCGTGATAATGGAGTTGAATGTAGACCACTTATTGCAGGTTCAATGACGATGTCTCCAATGTGGCGAAAATTTGGTACAGGGCATACTAACATACCGGTATCAACTATGATCAATAAATATGGCTTCTATGTACCAAATCATCAAGGCATGACAGAAGAAGATGTACATAATATAGTTAAATTAATAAAAGGATGAAAACAGCGCTGATAACAGGAATTAACGGGCAAGATGGATCTTATCTTGCAGAGCTTCTTTTAGATAAAGGATATGAAGTTTGGGGAACAATCCGGCGCAATTCATCACCAGAATATAATACAACGCGTATAGATTATATCTTTAATAAGGTTAATCTAGTCTACGCTGACTTGACGGATATGTCATCATTAGTAAGTGTATTGCAAAAATCTAGACCTAACGAAATCTACAATCTTGCTGCACAGTCTCATGTACGCGTAAGTTTTGATGCACCTATTTATACTGCAGAGGCTACTGGAATTGGTACTTTAAATTTGCTAGAATCAATTAGGCTTACTTGTCCCACTGCTCGAATCTACCAAGCTTCTTCGAGTGAAATGTTTGGTAATACTATTGATGCAGATGGTTTTCAGAGAGAGACTACACAACTTAATCCTGTTAGTCCCTATGGATGTGCAAAAGTATTTTCATATAACATCTGTAATAACTATAAAAACAGTTATGGTATGCATATTAGTAATGGTATTCTTTTCAATCATGAATCACCAAGACGTGGTATGAACTTTGTAACAAATAAGGTTGTCAATGGTGCAGTGGATATTAAGCAAGGTCGTAAGAAGGATCTTGTTCTTGGTAATCTTGCAGCGAGTCGCGACTGGGGACATGCCAAGGATTATGTAAATGCAATGTGGTTAATGCTTCAACAAGACGAGCCAGACAACTATGTTTGTGCAACTGGTGCGTCTCATACAATTCAACAACTTGTAGATTATACATTTAAAACATTAGGTCTTGATGCTAGTAAATACATAAAGACATCTGAAAAATTTAAACGACCAGAGGAGCTTGAGCACTTAAAAGGAGACTCTACAAAGCTTAGAACAAAGCTTGGATGGGAGCCAACATATACATTTGAGACTATGCTTGATGAAATGATGTTTGTAGCAGCTAATAAACGTAATAAAGATGTTGATACTAAGAGTATTTAGACTATAATAAGAAGTAATGATAATTGAACAAGAGATTTATGATGGGGATTTTATCCATAAACGCTTTGCTTATGAGCAGTTTCGAAAGGATGTATCACCAGTCGGTAATGTAGTAGCTTTTAGAGCTCCTATGGATGTAACAACTAATCTAATTGACTTAGAAGATACTCTATCCAATGATTATATTGCATCAGCAGATGCTATTAACTTCTGTTGGGAGATTCCTAATTTAGGGCCTCTTGGAGCAGTATCTTTTCAACGTTTATTTAATACAAATATTGCAAAGTTTTTGCGTAAGCGAATTAAGATTCCTATTGTCATGGATGGTGATGATATTATGGTTCAGCAGAGTTTTGTTGGTTCTGATGGATATGAGCATGAATTAGGTAAGGTAAGTGTTTCAATTACCTATAGCCTTGAGAACGTTGCTGTTGGTCATACTGCTATCAATATTGATGCTGGGGATAAAGCTCCAGGATTTGCCTTTTCATCTAATCTTACAGATGAAGAAGCTCAATCATTTATGACAGAGGTTATTGATTACTTTAATACAGAAGTCAAGGATCAGTTTGTAGCTACTACAAAAATTATTGTATAATGATTATTAAATATTACGGTGTAGAAGATAATGTTTGTGAGTGGAATTACTTGCAAGGTATTATCAAACATCTCACAGATAAAGTTGATACTCTAACACTTCATATTGTAAGCGTAACCCCGGAATGGGATCGTAGAGATGAAGTTGAACTTAGTGAGACGACCCGTAATGTTATACTTGCTGTGCATGATGAATACATGACTGATTGTATTCCTGATGAATGGAAAAATCGAGATGATGTTCTAGTATTTAAATCATACTTACTACCTAATCAAGTAGAGACTAATGTTTTTCCTCTACCGTTAGGTTATAATAAAAAGCATAGTAAGCTAAAAAATAGACCTATTAAGGAACGACCAGTTGATGTATTTTTCTCCGGTCATATGTCATCTCAAAATCGAGTAGATTACATGACCCCGGTAGTTAAGTTCTTTGAACAATTAACTCCTAGTAAGCGTCCTAAACTAGATATTAATATTACAAAAGGATTTAATATGGGATTTAATCCATCTGAATATTCTGAAAGACTTCATAATTCTAAAATTGTAGTTTGTCCTGCAGGTAATGTTAGTATAGAAACATTTAGACATTATGAAGGTTTAAGAAGTGGTACAGTAGTTGTATCTCCTAGATTACCTCAGAATGAAATCTATAAAGATAATTATATCGTACAAGTAGATGATTGGGGTAAAGAGGTTGGTGGGGTTATTATGGACTTGCTATCTGATCTTGATATGCTACAATTAGTTAAAGATCAGCAAGATAGTGACTACAATACTCGTTATAGTGTTAAGGCAGTTGCTGATTATATTTGCTCTAAACTATGAACTTCTTTCAATTACAAAATAAACTATTCTTCTCTGATAAGAGGAAGCAGCCAGATTATATAGACTCAGAAGGTGAGCAAGCTTTTGTACCTTTCTTACTTAATAGATGGCTTTCAATGTATAGTAAAGATACTGTATCATTTACAAATAATATCCTTAATAAATACTGTAGTATATTTGATGATAAACAAAGAATGTTTCGATTCTATTATAACGTAATACCCAGACTTCAATTTAAACGTATTAGTTATATTAAGAAAAAGAAGAAAGAGAAAACAGAAGAGGTTGAACATCTGGAACTTATTGCGAAGAATAAACATATATCTGTAAGAGAGTTAAAATCTTATATAGAAATGTAAGTTGATTTTTAAAAAACACTAGCTAAATATCTATATGCCTGCACATGAAAGTATTGACCGTTTACCCTCTCAGAAACATCTTATAGACCTTTCTACACATAGTGAAGGTGATATTGGTCTTACAGACGATTTCGAATTAAATTTTATCTTTGATGATATTCTACTAGTAGAATATGTTGATGAAAATGACGAGGGTGAAGTTCAACGTAATGGAATATTTGTCCCAACAAATGCTGTTACAAAAGCCTGGCGTAAGGCTAGAGTTATTCTTACCGGGCCAAAAGTAGAATATGCTAAAGTAGGTGATGTTGTAATCTTTCCTAACAACCTAGGTGTTACTATTTCTAACCTAGATATTAATGGTAAGCGACTTAAGAAAGGTATCTTTTTAAATGAAGATCGCTTGTTTGGTATTTGCACACTTAAAGAGTGATTGTTCAAAGGTCAGCTCTAGACAGCATACTTTTGAATAATGTATGCGATGTTCGATTTGTAAGACGTGATCCAAGACCGGGTGATGGTGCTACAAGACGTATGCTATGCACCAAATCATATGATCTTTTAAACTCAGTAAATGGTAGAACCACTCTTAACTATAGACCGCCTAAAGGACCAAAAAAAATTAATGAAGCAGCAGATAACTTGCTTGTAGTGTGGGATGTCTTAATGCAAAATTATAGAACAATTAACTGTAATCAAGTTGATCTAATTAAAGAGATTCCAGCTTCAGAGTTTTGGCCTTACTTTAATGAAAACATCTACCCTATGTCAGCTGATCAAAAAGCTGGTTATTTAAACTCATGACTTCATCGCTTGAAAATTTTTCTGAATATATTAAACCTTATTTGCTAGAAACTATAGCGATAAAGACGGATAAAAAAATTATTCGAAAAGGTAAACTTAAAATATTTCAAGTTAAGCAGCACTATGCAAGATTAACGTTAGAGGATGGTGAACGTACTCGTATATATGAAATACCTTATCCTTATGATATTAGTAAAGAAGGTACTGTAACAACACTTAACTATAAAACTAAGATATTTTTAAATATACAAGATTTGGATTTACAGGTTAAGTTACTAGATTCATCAAAAAAGTCAAAACTGTATGATGAATTAGTTTATATTCTACCTCTGAGAGACGTTGATTAATAGAGTTAGTAGACTACAATTAGTTTAGTGATATCTAGACTACTCCAAAAATTCCCTGCAGGTTATGATCCTAACCCCTCACAGGTAAAGCTTCTTAAGAATATAGATGATGCTTTTGATAATGGTCATAAGTTTGTTATTTGCAATGCGCCGACAGGGTCAGGTAAGTCGTTTGTATCAAAGACGCTGGGTAACGCGTCAGATAGTAGTAGTAAAGAGTTTAGAGATATTGTTACTAGCTACTTAGCATACAAGCGTTCTTCTACTGGATATAATTATGAAGAAGATTGCGATAACGAGAGAGCGTTTGGGACAACAGCGTTAACCATAACAAAAGCACTACAAGATCAATATAAGGAATTGTTTGATGATGTAGAGGTCTTGAAAGGTAAGTCTAATTATCAGTGTGCTATTGATGATCGATACCCAGTAGATATTGCACCATGTTTACACGCGCCTAGTCTAAAACGTCAGTGTTGGGCTGAGTGTAAGTGCCCATATTATGAGCAGCGAAATAAGACTTTAGTGTCAAAGTTCAATACTCTTAACTATAATATGTTCTTTGCTTTGCCTGATCATCTTAAGAAAAGACAGTTTCTAATATGTGATGAAGCATCTGAGCTTGAAGATCAGCTTGTTAAAGAGTTTACATGTGTAATTGACTACGACTTTTTGAGTAGGTTAGATGTTAATATTAAACCATATATGAGTAGTAACTCTGCTGTAAAATGGTTAAGTGGTGTTGCTGTTGATATTACAGATAAGATTGAAGACTTAAAAGATATTATTGCTAATAAGAAGAGTAAGAATCAGAAAGCTATTCAAGATCTTACCTCGATGATGACACGTTTGATTAATATTCATAGTAAGGTTGAACTTGTTATTGATTCTTGGGAAGAGTCAGAATATGTCTTTGAGAAGGATAGACAAACAATTACCTTTATGCCTTTGAAAGTGGATAAGCTAGCCCATAGATTATTCGAGTTCGCTGATAAAGTTATCCTAATGTCAGCTACTATTATTGATCCTAAGAACTTTTGTAAGAGTCTTGGTATTACAGATTATAAATATGTTGAAGCGGAGTCGAGTTTTGATCCTAAAAAAGCTCCTATCATATGTAATCCGAAGTATAAACTTAACTATCATACCATGGATAAATACTTACCAAGGATTATTAAGCAGATTGGTGAGATATGTGAGCATCATAAAGACGATAAAGGCATTATTCACTCTCAGAATAACTCAATTACTCTTAAAATATCGAATACTTTACATGGTAGTAGATTCTTATATAGAGAACCAGGTGTTAGAAATGAAGAGATTCTAGAAGCTCATATGACAGATTCAGATCCTACCGTATTAGTATCACCTTCAATGTCATATGGTGTTGATTTAAAAGGAGATCTTGCAAAGTTCCAAATAATTGTTAAAGCACCTTTTTTACCTACTAAGGATGTTCGTATTGAGCGAATGATGAAGAATGATTTTGATTGGTATCAG